AATCTTTTATAATCCACCATGAATCTTTCATCACCACCAGCTAATTTATTTCTACTAACCGATTCATAGTGAAATGCAACAGCATCACTTACAGTAATATTTTTTAAACCCTGATGTCTACATTTTAAATTTAACTCAACATCTTCTAAACATTCAATATACCCCTCATTAAACCCACCATAAGATAACAATAAATCTTTATTTATTAACATAAAATCACCAGTATTGCCTTTTGAATTATAGTTAATATCTACACTATAATTTTCAGTCTTCTTAATATCCTTATGACTTAATCTTAACTTGTTTTCAGTATCAACATATAAGATAATACCGTTGTGTTGAATACTACCATCACCATAATGTAATCTAATACCAATTGTACCAACACTATCTTTCTTTTTATTATAAACATCAACAACCTTACTCAATGCATCGTTTAAAAGTAAAATATCATCATTACAAAACAAAATCAATTCAGTATCAGCACTAACATGATTATTAACAACATCATTATTAATTTTACCAAAATTATAATAATCATAACGAACCAATCTAACTTTTTCATCAAGAAATCCATCATAAGCTTTAATCACTTCTTCATCACTACCAGTATCTGCAATAATAATTTCATAATTATCATAATTAACAACATCTTTCCATGATTGGATATTATTACTAATGTATTTAAGATTATTTTTTGTTGGGATAATTACAGTTACTTTAGGTTCTGATGTTAAATTAACTTCAATATCTTTAAAAGGAGGATAAACAGTTAATGGTAATTCATCTTTATATTTTTCAACGAATTGAATTCTATTATTTTCCCATTCTTGGTTTGTCATGCCAACAGACTTATGTAATATCCTAATATCAGTAGTAACACCGATATTACAACCATCTAAATAATTAGGCACACAAAAACTTACATCATACATATGAAATCCCTTAAAATCTTCATCAAACCGATGTTCAATATTATTACAATCAATTACCATAAATAATCCATCAATAACTACAACAGGAATTGTTTTACCTTTAATTGGTGTTGAGTATTCGCTGACCCATTCACTTAATCCGTTCGAATGTTCTACAACTCCTACCATTTTAGATTTATCTTCCCACCAAAAATTATTCATATATGTACTTCCAGCCACACCAATAATATCAAAATTAGAATTATTAAACTTACTTAATAATATCTTACCCCAATTTTTTGTTTTTACTATAATATCAGGATGACAAAAAACCATAATAACATTATCTTGATTATATTCATTAATTGCTTGATTATAAAGCTTAGTTAATGAATATTGATTATAGTTAGTGTAACAAATAACATCATGTTTAACACCAATTGTTTTATGAATATGATTAATAAATTCATTATTTTTTTCATCACCAAGATGTGATGAGAATATAACAACTATTTTATTTTTTGTTTTTTTCATTATAAATCTCTTTAATTTCATTATACCAACCATTCTGGACTACCGCATTATATGCGCCACCTGAATTAATTTTAAAATGATACATTCTATTGTATTTATCAGCTTCTTTAATGCACATATCTTTATTATTTTTCCAATAACCATTTGGAAGTTGTTGATATTTCATATGTATGCAACATTTAACTAAAAAATTATGTTTTCGTGCAAATTGGTATGCACCACCAGATAATTTTTTAAATTCTCCTCTGGTTTTATATTTTAGTGCTTCATTAATACATTTTTCTTCATTCCACATAGAAATATAACCTCCCAAACCACCAGTACGGATTTTATTTAAAACATACCAATTTTCATTAATATATTTATTCAAAAATTTTCCTTCTTCAATTGATGCGATTTCTTTTTTTAGGAAAGGGGTTAAGATTTTAAATTTAGGAATTAAATTCGTTTTTTTTATGTGTTTAAAAACACTACTATTAACATTAATTAAATGATATTTTTTTCTATTTTGTGGTGAATATGTTAATCCAACATATACATGATTATCATTAAATTCAAAGGAATATATAATTCTATTTTGATTAGTACTTAATTTAATCATATGAGCCGAACAATAGTCAATCCAATCATTTTTATGTGCTGCATGGTATGATTTATTAGAATATTTCATCCAATCAGTTTTTGTTTTATATTTTAATGATTCAGATAAACATCTTTTCTTATTCCAATATCCTTTTGGGGCTATTTCTCTTATCATGTGTGAACACAAATCATTCAACCATTTTTTTCTTAATAAAACATCATATACTTTAGGTTCATTTTTTCTAAATTCAATAAAAAAATTATAGTTATCGCATATTTTACTACATTTCTCTTTTGTCCATTTAATTGTTAAATTATTTGGATTTTTTAAATATTGATAAACCTCATTCAACCAATCATTATTATATGCAGAATCCCATGCTCCAGAAAATTCTTTTTTAAAATCACTTCTGGAATTACAATTTTTTGCAGTATCAATACATTTTAATTTAGTCCACTTCATATAAGCGTTTCAGTTATGCGCAAATATAAATAAATAATTTATTAATAACAAGATATTTTAACTTTTAAATGATGATAAGATTGCTTCATAATCACCTTTGGCTTTAACAAGTGGAAATGGTATTCTTATTAATGCACCATCAGGAATATCAAATTCATTAAGGTAAATTTTATTAGCATATAATATTAAGAAATCATAGAATGGATTTCCATAATATTTTTGACTCAATTTATCCATTCTACTGAAAGTTGTATTCCAATATTCATATTTATCACTTGTATTAACAGGTAATGTCACAAATGGCATTGAATCAGTCGTACCATTTGTGTTTTTTAAAATATCGTATCGTTTATAATCATTGTATGGCATTATTTTTCTCCCTCCGTTACTTTTTTATCGAGCAAATCATATGCTGCAATTAATTTACTTCTTTTTTCAATTAAAACACCGTTAATATAACTTGCTTGATTATTTGCTTCTTTTGATGCTCTTCCATTAACACCTCTATCATTAAAATTAGAGTTCGCATAATAATTAAATGATACTGCATTTTGAAGTGCATCAATGGGTCCTTTCAATGATTGACCACCAATAATTTTCATACTTAACGTAACATTTGCAATCATTGGTTGCATACCAAAACCTTCAGGGTTCATATCCCATGTCGTATCAGCATAATCAATTGTAACATTTTCAATAATAACTTTTGTATATAAAAAGTCGGCAATCCTTAATATACAAATTGGTTGACGACCAAAAACTGAATTTCTTGCTTTTAATGCACCATTATCACCATCAATAACATCATAACGTTTTGCTGCTCCTTGTCTAACACATTGTTGTAAAAAGGTTAATCTTCTATGAAAATCTTCTGGTGTTTGACTATGAAATGCAGGGTAATATTGATTTTCACTTATTGAATTAAACCCATGTAATATTGCCTCATTCCTATCATTAAATAATTTTTCATTATTTTGTTTTAATTTAATAAGTTGTCGTTCAAGTTGTTCAATTTCTCTAACTATTTTTTCTTTATTTTCTTTTTGTGTTGATGATAATATCTGTACCTTATCATCAATAGGAACATTATTTCGTTCTATTCTAATACTTGAACTTCTATCTCTCTTAACACTTTCTAAGTGCATGTTTTTTTCAAACTCACCTTCTTTACTTCGACCTTCACTTCCAGTACTTGCAATAATTTCAAGATTATTTTTAATTATATCATTAGCAATTGTTGTACCGAACATTGCTGTTAATCTACTAAGTATTAAGTTTTTAGTTGCATTAATTCTTCTCAGACCAAGTGCTTTATTATATGCTTCTTCACCATTATTTAAATAAAGTTTAGATGCTGTTGCAGTTAATTTAATGTTATAATATTTCCTTGTGTTTTCATCTTGAAAAAATTCTTTTAAATATTTATTTAAAAGACAATCACCTAATTGGTCAGTTACTCCTGAAACATTATATTGTTCTGAAGCACCTGTTAATTCCCAAGTTGTTTCTGTTATTTTTTTAAGTCCAGTACGAAAATAAATTTCATTATTTAAACCAAAACCATTACCATTATCAGCAGATTCTAATCCAATCATAATTTCATAATGATTTGGGTTTGTATACATCTCTTGAATAATTGTATTAGTATTACCAGTTTTTGGCTCATTATTTGGAAAGAAAACACTAACATTTTTATTTGGAATTACTGGTGGTTCTGCTTGTACAACAGGACTACTATCAATTGGTATTTGAACTTTAAGGTCTTCGATTTTCTTTTCAATTACCTCAATTTCTGCTTCAGGAGGTAACGCATCACCACCAAATGCGAAGAAATCAGCAATAATTTTATTTTTATCCTTTCCTTGATATTTTTTATCTTGTAATTGTTGTGGATAATCAATTAATAAAGTAAAACTTAATGTTGCTGACCTTTCAGAATTCATATAATTATACATCGGTTCATTTCTACCAATCATTACGGTTGATTCGTATTTTGCAGATGCTACTTCATTTATTTGAATATTATATGGAGGAAACCACATCATACGCCCAGCAAACGGACCGACCTCACTCAATGGAATTGGTGTGCCATACTCATCATCAATAACTCCAAATTTATCTCTTGCAATTGTACCAACGGCAAGATTTTCAATACTAAACATTAAGTTCTTATTATTTAAAGAACTATTACCATTATTATCCTTATCCATTGTAGGATGAATTCTAGGTAAAACGCTTTTATATATAACAGAATTTTGATTACCATCAGAAGTTCCACCATAAACAATATTACCTTTAAATCTAATTGCTTTTGCAAATCTATTATAAGGGTCAGTTATGGTATGTTGTCTAATACCAGTTTTACCTAAAAAACCATTTTGTACTGCATATTCGCTATTATTCGCTCTCCATAATGGTGAACCTTGAAAACCAATAACACTTCCATCTTTTTCAAATGCTTTTCGTGTGATATCCACAAATTGACCACTTGTAGCATTTAATAAGTTTCTTGTGTATTGTAATAAACCATTATTAATTTTAAATTTACTATAATTTTGCCTAATTTCACTAGTATTGTTAACATATTCATCACCATGAAATTCTTTAAGATAAGCTTCTGCATGACTTCCAACACCATCTCTACCCCAAACTAAATTATCATTTTTATGTTCAATTAACGAATCAGGCACATAATTATCATTACCTGTTTTTTCTTTTATTGTGGTAGAACCAAATCTATTAAGAATATAATCATTAGTTGGTGCATATTCTTGTATTGTACCAGAATTACCAGAATATGAAATATCCATTAAAATATTAGCTAAATCAATAGCTTCAATATCATATTTATTTAATTCATAAGGATGTAATTTACCATTACCAAATGTAAATGTTGGTTGTTTACTTAAAATTGATTTTCTTGTAAAATCAATTCCAACACCAGCTTTTTTACTATATTCAATCACAGTTTGACTATAATTAGAATTAGCAACAGGATTTATTGGTTTATATATATTTAAATTAATCGCATGATAAAATCTTGTTAATTGTGCAGTACCAGTGTTTTTAAGATAATCAATATTGGTCGGGTTCTTAGTAAAAGGATTTGCGTTTCCAAATACATCATATGTTTCAATACCTAAAAATTTACTTCCAAACCCACCAACTTTATCCATGAAACTTTTAGTTTCCTTATCTTTAACTGTAATAGTATTATCCTCATTTTTCTTGAATACTCCTTTAATATTACCTTTAAGTACTTGAGATAAATCAATTGAAGGTAGATACCTCACAGATAAATTCATCGCTGAATTATAAGCAATGTGTTTACCCAACATAATAATACCAATTTTAGCTAATGCAGAACCATCATCACGAAATGCATCATAAGCATTTCCCAATAAATTGGTACTTGTTTGCATACGATTATATTGCGGAATTACATTTAATACAGTTGAAATACTACTGGCAACATTTCCCTTATTTCTTAAAGAAAATTTGTTTGTATTTTGATATTCATTATCAAGACTATATAAACTACGAGAAAATATCATATTACGATATTTATCAATTGGAATATATTTACCTTGATAATTAATATCACCAGTTAATAATCTTGAAGGGTCATTAGCCATTTATAAGGTTTTTTAATAAATACTTGTATATTAGTTTTTAAATATCTATTTTTACCTTCCCAAAAACTATCCCAACCACGAAAACGTGATAATACTCTATTTTATCAAAAACTATTTGGATTACTAATAAAATTCTCTTTAAATATTATTAATTTAAAAGTACATTTGATTTTTTGTTTAATTATGTATATAATTAAAAATAGCTATCCTATCTTGTCAAGTTTTTATTTGTTTCGGAGAAGTAAATGACAAATCTTGTAATCTTTGTTCTTTAATTCGTAGAAGTGAAGAATAGTTTTGAATACTTGGAGAAACTTTTCAAAGTTACAATCTTTTTATTTAATAATCACCATGTTTTAGTTAATTGAGTCATTAATTTAACATTTATTAACTAAAACATGGTGATTATTTATACTAATCCACCTTTTGCAGATTGAAGAGCATTAGTGGTTTGAACTGCAACATTAGCATTATAAACCTTACGCATGAATTTTTCACCATTAATTTCAAGTGTAATATCGTTTTGTAAATTAACTTTACCACCATTAACAAATTCAACTTTCAATGGTTTACTAAGTAAGTTTGATAATTCTTTAAAAATACCACCACCTTTAACATTAGCATTACTTATTGATGCGATAGCGTTTTCAACAGCAACAAAATCTTCTTTAGTACCAGATAACACAGCTTGAATACTTGCGAAAGCATTTCCAATTTTTTCTAATTTAGGTGCTTGACTTGTAATTACTCCTAATGTTGCAGCAAAAAATGGTAATCCTAATCCACCAACAACACGACTTGCAATTGCACCATTTATTGCTAAAATACCACCAGCAATATTTAATAATGATGTTCCTGCACCTTCACCACTATTAACCAATGTTGCTAACCCATTAGCCATATAACCAATACCAGCACCAGCAATTCCAATACCAGCACCAACCATTAATGCCGCAGCACCAAAAGATAAGAGACCACCAGATGCCGCAGTAGCAGTAGCACCAAGAGCAGCAACACCGAATGCAGCAGCCGCAGCAATTCCCATAAACCATGATAATGATTCAACAATAGATGCAAGATTTTTTGCTTGGTCAGGGGTTAGTTTACTCATTGAGTCAGCAAGTTGTGAAATTCCTTTAGCAGCTAACATAACCCCAGCACCTGCACCAACCATTGCAGCACCAAAACCTGCACCAGTTCCAAGATTTTTTAATCCTTGTGCTTTTGCAAGTTTAGCACTTCCACCTTTAGCAACATTACCTATACCTCCAGCATTAGGTAATGCATTTTTAGCTGCAAAACCTTTTCCTGCACCACCAATACCACTCGCATAATTACTTATGGATTTACTAATCCACATTGAAGATGCTTTTAAGAGTGTTGCACCTACAAGTAAACTTGCTGCTGCTGCAGCAATTCCTAAACCACCTTTCTCAGATAATTTACTTAATATATCTGCAAATTTAGCGACTGGTTCAAGTACGATATTAATTCCTCTTAATAATGGTAATAATGCTGATTTTAATGTATTAATTGTTGCGTTAAATGTTTCATTAAAAGTCAATGCTTCTTTTGCTCTATCTTCTAATAATTTTTGTTGAATTACGAAATCATCAGATTGTTCAGTTGTTAACTTACCAATATCTGTTAATACTCCTGCAATTTGTACTTGGAATTTTCCAGATTTTTGGTCAAATTGTGCTGCACCTTCAATAACTTCTTTTTGTTCTTTTGAAAGTCCTAACCCACCCATTTGTTGACGCATTCTTTGTATTTCAGCTTGTCTTTGAGCAATTTCTGTTAATGCACCAGCTTCCATCCCCAATGATTTTGCAACATTAGCAAGTCTATCACGGTCAGCAGGACTTATAAATTTTTCAAAACTACCATCAGCCATCTTTCTAAAACTAACAACACCTTTGGTCATATCAGCAATTTTCTCCGTGAATTTGGCAGGGTCATTACGAGAAAGAAATAATATTTCAAATGGGTCTGTTTTTGCAAATTCACCACCCATTACTTGTAATTGTGCTGCTAAATCAATTGCACCTTCAAGTGTTCTTGCAACATTAGCAGCATTAAGTGCATCATTAATATCTATTTTAAATTTTTCAGCATATGATGCCATTTGAGCAAAACCTTTAACTCCTTGTTGAAAAGTATATGTGTTTAATTTCTTAAAATTATCACTAACATTTTTTAGAACTTTAGTGGTATTAACCCCCATTCTTTCAGTAGTATCAACAACACCTTGAACATATTCCATTGTTCCTTTAGCATCATACCCCATTAATTCAAATTGTGCTCCAAGTTTAGTTGCTTGTTCCATACTTAATCCAGTACCTTTACCTATTAAGGTAATGTCTTTAACCATTTCAGCGGTCATAACACGTGCTCTACCAGTTTCATCAGCATAACCTTGCATTACTCCTTGAATATCTTCCATAGTACCACCTAATCTAGTAACAAAACCAGCAGACTTTTCAAATGATGTTCTCATTGCCTCTGCTTTTGCTCCAGACATACCAAGATTAAGAATTGTTGATTTTATAATTTTATCTTGGTCTTGAAGATATTTCCAACCAGATTTTAATTGAGCAACTAAATTTGTAGCTAAGTCAACATTTCTTCGTCTATTTTTATTTTGTTTTTCGAGTTGAGAATTAATTGCTTTTTCCTCACCATCAATTTTTTTTAATAAATCTAATTCTTCTTTGGTAATTGCTTTTCCTTTACCTTTTAATTGTCCAATTAGTTGTTCATTATTTTTAGTTATTTCAAGTTGTGCTGCTCTGGCTTGTTCAATATTATTCATTGCCAATGCAAGTGTTTTTTGCTGTTCAAGTAAATAATTAGTTTCTCTAAGATTTTGTATTACAGCATCGTTTGCATGAGGTACTTGTTTTTTTGCCATGATTAAATAATGTATATAGTATAAATACAAAAGACCGAAGTTTTATTTACTTCGGTCTTTAATAATAATATTATTAATGTTTATTACTTGCTTTATCATGCATTTTTTGAATAGCTTCATTTTCTTTTTCTAATAAAAATAAGAAGTGTCTTCTACGATAAATTGGTAATCTTTCGATATAATCCGCTTGAAACTTAGCGTGTTTGGTCAATATATATATCTCTTCATCGACCATTTTTTTATATTCACCCGCTAAGTGTTTGGGAAAAAAAAATCAATGCCCACAGATAAATGTGCTTTGAATTTATAACCATCCTTAGCTTTAAATTCATATTCCATATCAACATCAGGACTAACATCTAATATTTTTCTACGAATAGTTAAAGCATCTAATGCTGGCATGGCATCAATAAATTTACTAATATAACTTCTATCAGATTTTCCATCAATACTTAATACATGTGATTTTAATTTTAATGTACTAAATTCACTATATTCTTGATTATATGCTTCTTTAAGAGCATCTGCTTGTTTAAGTAACATATTTTCTTCACCAGTAGTTAATAATTTAAATTTAACGGATTTTTTACGCATTGGAATGTTAATTAAAAAATGTCCATTCTCATCTGGTTGGTCTTTAACTTTTTTATACTTAAGTTTAAGAAGGTCAACCTCTGTTTTTAGTATTGAATTTGTTCTTGGGTCAGCAACTTGAACATTATATGTTGAACCATAACTTGAACTACGTAAGAATAAAATAATTGCATTTCTATCACCAGCAAGTAAATCGTCAGGTACAATTCCAGCAGTTTTAATTTTTCTTCTTAATAGAATATCAAGTACAGTCCCATTTTCAATTAATGATGGTGTTGTAAGTAAATCCTCATCCTTAGATGTCATATATTCTACATTTACTTCAGAAATACCGTTTTTATAAAACAATCCCTTGGAAGGTAATTTAACAATTTCATATGAGGTCATTAAATCAGGGTCAGTTTCTTTTGACATAACACTCTCATATTCTTTATGATTAAATGATGATGGTGCTGTTGGTATAGATGTGTTTTTTGCTTCAATTGGTAATGACTCAATAGAATCAACCGAAGGTAATGAACCATCATTACGCATTTCTTTATATTTTTTCAATACATCACCAATTGCTTCTCTTTTTGGTAATTCATTTTGGTTTTCCATGTTTTATAAAATATTATAGTTTATTATCATTTTTCATAAATACTAAAAATAAAATTTTATTTTTTCAAGAAAAATAAATATTATACGTATTAGTAGATATAAATAAGATTATCTCAAAAATTAATAAAAAAAAATATGGGTAGAGATAGATTTAAAGAAGAAAGTGATTTTAATGAAATCATTTCGGTTGATAATGATATATCAAAAATAAAAAAAGTAATTGGAAGTATTTTACCTAAAGATATTAAAGTTATTGCAAAAAATAATAGTCAAAAAGAATTAATTAATTCAGTAAAAAATAATGAAATAACTATTTGTGCTGGTCTGGCTGGTACTGGTAAAACATATGTTGCAATTGCTTATGCTTTAAGTTTATTAAGAAAAACATCTAATCGATATAAAAAGATTTACTTAGTAAAATCAGTAACAACATTAAAAGATGAAGAACTTGGTTTTCTTAAAGGTAATTTAAAAGATAAAATTGAACCAATCATGTGGAGTTTTATGATTAATATGGGAAAATTAATTTCAAGTATTTCAATTAATATGTTGATTGAAAAAGAAATTATTTGTCCAGTTCCACTTGCATATATTCGTGGAGCAAGTCTTGATGATTGTATTATTATTGCTGATGAGATGCAAAATGTAACTCTTGATAACTCAAGAACACTTTTAACTCGTATTGGTAGTAATTCTAAAATAATTATTCTTGGTGATGTAAATCAAATCGATATTAAAAATAAAAAAGATAGTTCATTAGAAACACTTTTAAAGTTATTCGAAGATACATTAAATATGGGTGTAGTAAAAATGTCTGAAGAAGATACTAATATTAGAAATCCATTAATTTCAGTAATTGAGAGTAAATTTAAAAATTATTTTGAAAATCAGAAACCAAAATATAATACAATACCTAAAAATAATATATTACATGATTAAAAATATTTTTGTTATATATGTTGGGGTGGCTATGGTTAGAACCGAAGATATTGACACATTCGTAAATAAAGTTGTTGATAAAGTAATTCCAACAACATTTGATGGGGAAATTATAGTAATTCCAGTCCATGATGTTAATACAAGAATTGAATGTATTAATCCTAAATATATTACTGAATCAGAAATAATTAAACAACATTCAGAATCAATGAAAAAATTACAACAAGAACTTCAACATCAAACGGAGTTATTAAAACAAAACAATAATGGGTAAATTAAGAATAGGTATTGATATTAACGAAGTCTTGAGAGCAAGATGGTTACAAGCAGATAGATTTTATGTGCAGGAATTTGGTGAGGATAAGTTATCTGAAGAAGTAAAATATGTATATGATATTTTTCAAGAATATCCTTGGAAAGATACTGTTGAAACAATTAAAGAATTAAAAGAACCTGAAGATATGCCTGATGATATTAATCCAGTGCATTATCAAGTAAACGAAAAAACTGGTGAGGCTGATGCTGATTCATTTTTATTTAAGAAAGAAGAGAAAATTGAGATTAGTGCAAAAGAACAATATAATAGATTCATGTATGAAGATTATTTATTTGAAATTCATGGAGCAGCACCTAAATTATATCCTCAATTAGATTTAGATGTTAATAATTTCCTTCAAAAATATGAAAATACTGCTGACTTTACAATAATTTCTATTGAAAATAGATTCAGTATTCCACCAACACTTTTCTTTTTAAGTAAAATATCATCAAGAGTTAAAAACTATAAGTTTGTTGATAATATTAATGAAATATGGAAAGAGGTTGATGTGTTAATCACAACCGACCCAGCGATTTTAAAACTTGGTCAACCTTGGGGTAAAAAATTAATTAAATTAAAGCGACCATATAATGAAAATATTAATGAAGGTTCAGTGGAAGTTTTACAAGTCGTTGACTTAATCGAAAATAAAGAATTTCAAAAATTAATAAAATATAAAACTAAATAAGATGAGTGAAGAATTAAAAGTATCAGCAGAACAGGCTGAATTAGAAAAAATTGAGAAAATCAAATCAAGTCTTGATAAAATGACAAATAAAAAATCTAAGTTTTTATTTGTCATGCCAGAATCACAAAGTCCAGTTGCAAGTGTATATGAAATATATTTTCACGCTTCTGTTGTTAAAAATCTTGGTTATGAGGTAATTGTAATGGTTGAGAAAGGTGATTATGTACCACCTACTTGGATTGAAAAAGAACTTACTGACCATGTACATATGTCAATGGCAGACCCTAAGCTTCAGGTCGGTCCTGAGGACGTAATGATTATTCCTGAAGTATATTCAAATATAATGGAACAAACCAAAAATCTTCCTTGTTTACGAATAGGCTTATTACAATCGGTTGATTATATGGTTAACTCATTAATCCCGGGGGTTGATTGGGCATCATTTGGTATACATGATGTAATTACGACATCACCAACGTTAAAAGAATGGTTGGAAACATTTTATGGACAAGGTAAATTTAATATTGAAACATATAATATTGGAATTCCTGAATATTTTGAAAAGTCAGATACACCGCAAAAACCAATAATGTCGGTTTTAGGTCGAAATGCTAATGAAATTTCAAAATTCGTAAAATTATTCTTTAGTAAATTTCCACAATATAATTGGGTAACATTTGACCCAATGGTTACGAAAAGTAAACCACCACAACCAATGCGTAGAGTTGATTTTGCAAAAAGATTACAGAATAATTTTGCTGCTGTTTGGATTGATAGAATTGCAAGTTTTGGAACATTTCCATTGGAATGTATGAAATCAGGAACAATTCCGATTTGTTTAAAACCAGATTTAATGCCTGAATATATGATTGAAAGAGATGAGACAGGTGTACCTATTAAAGCAAATGATGGTGCTGGTGTTTGGACTGAAAATTATTATGACCTACCTATATTAGTTGGTGATATGCTTGTTAAGTTTTTAGATGACAGTATTTCACCTGACATATATAATAAGATGGATGAAGTTTCTGCAAAATATAATCAAACTGATAGTGAAAATAAATTGATTGATATTTATAGTGGTTTTATTAATAAAAGAATTGCTTTATTTCAATCAGCAATTACACCAAATGATAGTGAGAAAAAATAATTTAATAATATAAAAAATATAAAATGAATATATCAGTAATAATTCCAATACATGAATATAATGAAAAAATATCATTATTGGTAAATAATGCAATTGAATCAATTACTAAACAAGAAGATGTTGAAGGATTACCAAAAATTGTTTTAGTATATCCACCATTAATTGATAGTGAATTGAAAGTTTCAATGAAAAAATATTTTGAACTTTCTGGAAAAACAGTAAATATACTTTATGTGAAGAATGAAGGTAAAACCGATTATCAATCACAAATTAACCTTGCTGTTAAATCCATAACTACCGAATATTTCTCGGTACTTGAATTTGATGATGAATATAGTAGCACTTATTTTAAAAATAGTGAAAAATACATCAAATCATATCCAGAAGTTGACATATTTTTAAGTATGATAATTGAGGTTAATGAAAAAAATGAGGGAATTAAATTAACAAATGAAACCGTTTGGGCACAACAATTTGTTGGAGAAAATGGTGAGATGGGTTATTTAAATGCTAATGCATTAAAACAATATACGGATTTTAAATTAAGTGGTGGAATTATAAAAACTTCAGAATTTAATAACCTTGGTGGATATAAATCAAACATTAAATTAACTTTTATGTATGAATTTTTACTTAGAGCATTAAATAACGCATGTAAAATATTTTCAATACCTAAAATCGGGTATAAACATCTTGCAACACGTGAAGGTAGTTTGTTTGATACTTATTTAAAAACAATGCCTGTTAATGAAAGAAAGTTTTGGTTTGAAACAGCAGTGAAAGAATCTAATTTCATGAATGATAGACCGATTGATACATTAAAAGTTCAAAATGTTATTGTTGAATAACATTAGTATTAACCATTTAATTAATGAAACAAATTGAAAAAACAACGCAATATTTTGCAAAAAAAGAAGAACAAGCCGTTATTGATTATATAACTTCTGATTCGTTAGAAGAGAAAAATCATTTATATAATAATATATTGATTGAACCATTTAGAAAAATGATTCAATCAATATTAAGGCGATATCCCATACATATTGGTAATTATGACATGGAAGAGGTTGAATCTAACGCATTAACTCATTTAATTGAACACATGGTTAAATATCGACCATTTATTATTGAACGTAATGATGGTGTTTGTGAAAAATGGGTTAAATTAGGTGAAGGGTATAAATTTTTTTATTCAGACATAGCTAATGAAAAATTGATTGAATTGATTCTTGAGGATAAGACACATACATATCGAATGTTTAATTCAAAAGCATTTAGTTATTGTCAAACAATTATTCGAAATTATTATAAAGACCATAGTAAGAAAAGTTATACTGAAAAGATGATTAATCTAAATTTTGATGATTATATTGATGATATTAATCAAAATATTGATTATACATATGAAATGGAAATCAGTGAACAACAATTACTCGAAAAACTTATTAATAATGTAATTAAAAAAATCGAAGATAGAATCGATAATGATACAACAATAAAAAAGAATGAAGCACTTGTTGGTGATGCAATTATTAATGTTTTAAAAAATTGGCAGGTTTTATTTATGGAAGATACTCCTGAAGGTAAATATGAGAAACGAGTGACTAATAAATTTGCAAAAAATAAAATCCTATTATATTTAAAAGAACAGACTGGATTAAATACAAAAGAAATTAGAGTCGGTATTAAACCATTCAAAGAAATATATTTTATAGAGAAAATTGATTATTTGGAAGAATAAGTAAATTTAATAATCTGTATTTATAAGTGTTAAAACTATAAACTATGGCTCGACCAAGTATATTAGGTGTATCTTCAAAAGATAGTGGTGTTTATTTAATTATGAATATTATCGATGGTAAAAGATATGTTGGAAGTGCTAAAAGATTAGTAGAGAGAGTATCACTTCATAAACATCAATTACGTAATAATAGACATCATTCAATTCATCTACAACGAGCTTGGAATAAATATGGTGAAGATGTATTTATATTTGGTGTGATAGAGATAATTAATAATTTAACTGATTTGATTATTATTGAACAAAAATATATTGATAAATATAAATCATATGATGATAAATTTGGTTATAATATTTGTCCTAAAGCAAAAAATAATTTAGGTTCAAAACATCAAAGAGGGAGAAAAGAAAAAAGTGTGAGAATGAGTGGCGAAGGAAATAATTTCTATAATAAGAAACATACAAAAGAAGCAAAATTTAAAATTGCTTTAAATAATCATAAAAGGAAATTATCTGAAAATCAAATTAAAGAGATTAGAGAATTTTGGAGTGAAAGAAAATATAAACAACAACAAATTGCTGATATGTTTAATATTGACCAATCACATGTTAGTGATATTGTAAATAATAAAAAAAAGAATATTAAATTAAAAACTAAACACTGTGGCAAGACCTGTAAGAAAAAAATTAGAATTTACTGAAGACAGTGTTAATAAATTACTTCAAGAGATTTATGAGGATAGTCATAATCAAAAAGCAAAAATTGGTAGATTATTTAATAAATGGGAAACAAAAGTAAAGGAAAACGGTGAGGTTGCTGCAATTGGTGACCAAATCGTTAAACTTATTGCTGCTGAAGCTAAAAATGTTGACCAGAAAATCATGTTACTTCGCTATTTGAAAGAAGTTGTCTTTGATAAAAAGAGTGAAGGAACTACTGGTAATAGTAGTAATGTTAATGTTGATGAACAAGGAAGTGTTGGTACTGACAGAA